GGCGTGGGCCTCGGTGAATTACGAGCGGGTCGTCGAGGAGGACGCGACGGGGCGGCTTGTATTTCGGTGGGAGTCGGCGGAGACACCCCCGCCGAATGACTTGGCGAAGTCGTACATGAAGTTTGCGGCGAAGAATCCGACGCATTTCTTTTCGCAGACGGTGCCGAAGTTTTTATTGGGCACGGATGACGAGGTATCGGACGAGGTGATTCGGATTGAGCGGCGGTCGGTCAATGCGATTCGGTCGACGTTACAGAGGTATGCGGCGGTTTCGGGGGAGAAGTGATGGCGAAGAAGAGGCGGACGGCAGTGCGGGGGCGGCTGAAGGCGGGCAAGCACGCGGACTGTGCGTACTACTCGCCTCAGTATTGTCCGAAGGAGACGCCACAAGAGAACTTGGAGTGGCGGATTCGCTGGCGGGAGGCGGCGATTCGGGACAAGTGGGTTCAGCGGGACTTTCGGCAGGCGGCGTTTGACGATGTTCTTTTCTGGTTCAATGCGTTCGGGTGGTGTTTTGAACCTCGTGGCACGCAGAAGGTGAGGCCGTTCTGTACCTGGCCTCATCAGGACCCGGCGATTCTGGCGATGGACAAGGCGATTGACGACGCGGAGCGGACGGAGGAGCCGGTTGATTTGGTGGTAGACAAGAGCCGGGGTCAGGGTGCGACCTGGATGTATCTACTGGTCTTTCTGCGGCGATGGCTTCGCGACCCGATGTTCTCGGCGGGGCTGGTAACCCGCAACGAGAAGCTGGTCGACTCGGCGAAGGACCCGGACACGCTCATGTGGAAGGTGGTCTGGGCGATCAAGATGCTGCCGTACTGGATGTTGCCCGAGGGGTTCGACTTAACCAAGCACCGGAGCCTGTCGGACCATAGCCTGGCGAATCCGGAGAACGACTCGACGATTGTGGGTTACTCGGCCACTGGGGACGTGGCGCGTGGCGGGCGGAAGACGGTGTTTGCGATGGACGAGTTGGCGGCGTTCAAGCCGGGCGAGGATTACGCGGCGCTGAACAGTACGCAGCATGTGACGAACTGCCGGTTCCTGGTTTCGACCTACCTGGGGGATAGCGGGGCGTACTACGACGCGGCACAGCAGGACGGGAACGCGATCAAGGTGGTCCTGGACTGGCGGGAGAACCCGACGCAGAACCGGAAGTTGTATCGGCCGAAGGGGGCCGGGTTGTGGGAGATGTATCCGGGGCCGGGGAACAAGTTGACCAAGGCGGATCGGGCGTTGATTCGGGAGCAGCACACGAAGCTGGTCCGCCGGGGGTTCAGGATCGACGATACGATCAGGAACATCTGGTACAACAACCAGTGCTTGCGGCCTGGGTCCACCCCGAGGGGCATCGCACAGGAATTGGACCGGAACCCGCACGGATCGGTGGCGAAGGTGTTCAGTTCGGAGGTATTGGCGAGGGTGCTTCAGGAGAAGGCCCGTCCGCCACTGGTTCAGGGCTCGCTGGTCTACGACGCCGAGCGGGCTGTTGTGCGGGCGCCGTACCTGGTCGAGGGCGAGACGGGGGAACTGAAGTTGTGGCTGCGGTCGGGGCTCAATGGGACGATGCCCTGGGGAGATTACATCGTTGGGGCGGACATCTCGGCGGGTACGGCCGGGGCGTATTCCAGCAACTCGGTGGCGTGTGTGGTCAACCGGATGACCGGGGAGCAGGTGGCCGAGTGGGTCAGTAACTCGGTGGTCCCCGGGAAGTTCGCCTGTGTGTGCGTGGCCTTGGCCCGGTGGTTTCACGGGGCCCTCTTGATTCCGGAAGCCAACTTCTCGGCCGGCTTCATGAAGACCCTGGTTGAGGACCTGGCCTACGAACGGACCTACTACCGGGAAGTGGACGTGGTGGGGTTGCACAAGGTGACCAACAAGCCCGGCTTCTGGATGACCAACGATGATATTCGGCTGAAGGTGTTCGAGGGGATGCAGGAGGCGATGGCAGACGGCGCCTTCACCCCGCGCAGTGCCCCGATGATCGAGGAGTGCAAGCAGTACCAGTGGAAGGCCGGTCGGATTATCCACGTCGGGAGCACCAAGAGCGACGACGAGGGGGCGAAGGGGAAGGCCCACGGAGACCGGGTGATTGCGGCGGCCCTGGCCTGGTTCGGGTGTGCGGATACGCCGGCGATTGACGATCCGGAGGGGACCGAGACGGTCGCCCCGGAGGGCTCGATGGCGGCCCGATTACAGGAACACGACCGTCGCGAGGGGCGGGTAGGGGATCCTTGGTACGAGGCCGACCTTGACATTTTCCAGGAAAGTGGTGTATCTTGTCTTACTGACGCATGGAGTTAATTTAGGTAACCTTGACGCAGGGTAGAGTAATCGGTAGCTCGCCAGGCCCATAACCTGGAATGTGCGGGTTCAAGTCCCGCCCCTGCCACTTTTGACAATTCAACGGGCAACTTTACCGACCGGCCGGCCAGCCGCCGGTAAGGGGCCAAGCCTTCGAGAGGGCAGTACGGTGCCGTACCACCGTACTGCCCTTTTTCGTTTCTTGGCTGCCCGAAAACCAGAGGTGGACCCGTGGACCTGGAAAGCAAGTCCGACATCAATCGGTTGTTCAGCGCAATGGACGAGAGCCGCCAGGCCCTGCGCCCGTTCCGCGAGAAGCGTACCGAGATGCTCCGGCAGTTTGTCGGGTCCTACTATTCCAACGCCGGAGCCCCCCATGAAGTGCTGGTGAACCTGATGAACATGACGGCCGAGGTCTACGCGATTGGCCTGGCCGCCGAGAACCCCCGGGTCCGGGTGAGCACCGAGTTTCGGGACTTGTGGCCGTTCGCGTTCCGGTACACGAAGACGCTGAACGACTATCTCAAAGCGATGCGGTTCTCGCAGATTCTTCAACGGACTGTGCTCGATGCCTTCTTTACCTTCGGCGTGGCCAAGGTGGTTCAGGCCGAGTGGGAGTCGGTACAGCTTGAGGACGACGTTTGGGCCGACCCCGGCCGGCCGCATATTGTCCGGGTATCCCCGGATGACTTCGGCATGGACATGGGCAGCAAAGATATTCGCCGATGCCGGTTCATGTGGGACGAATACCGGGTGTCCTGGGATTCGGTTCGCAGTGATCCGTCCTACGACAAGTCGGTTCTGAAGAGGATTTCCCCCACGTCGAAGTGGGACCGTGGCGAAGAGGACGCCAACCAGATTTCGGCGGGCGCCCTGGTCGACGACGACGAATACGGCCCGATGATCGACCTGATGGACGTATGGATTCCGGAACTGGACGCGGTGGCCGTCTTTCCNCCGNCACGTCGAAGGCCCTCCGCTGAAGGTCGTGGAGGCAGGGCCGACCGGNGGGCCGTACCATTACCTGTCCTTCGCCGATGTGCCGGACAACCTGATTCCGGTTTCTCCGGCGGCCAANCTGATGGGGCTGCACGTCTTGTANAACGGCCTATTGCGAAAGCAGGGCCGGCAGGCTCAGAGGCAGAAGACGAATCCGACGTATCGCCCCTCTTCGGCGGATGACGCGGAGCGGATGCGGAAGGTCCGGGATGGCGAGTGGGTCAAGGTGGCCGACCCCTCGGGTGTGAACGTGGTATCTCAGGGCGGCGTGGACCCGACGAATGCCGCGTTTAGTCTTTCCGTGCTGGACCTGTTCGACCGGCAGGCGGGCAACCTTCGGGCAATGGCCGGCCTCGGCGCCCAGACGGGCACCGTGGGGCAAGAGCAGCTTATCCACCAGGCGGCCAGCCGCAAGGAGGCCCGGATGCAGCAACGGACCCATGAGTTCGTGGCCTCGCTGATGCGGTCCCTTGGGCACCTGTTCTGGGTCGACGAGGCGCTGGCGATTCACTCGGAAGTCGAAGTTGCCCCGAATACTGGGGTCTTTGTGGACTCTTCTTGGAATCCGGAACTGCGCGAGGGTGCCTTCTGGCAATACAACTTCGAGATCGAGCCGTACTCGATGAACTACGAAGCGCCCGAGGTCAAGGCCCAGAAGATGGAGCACGCGATTGCCCAGCTTGTGCAGTTGTATCCGATGCTCCAGGCGGCCGGCGGCGAGATCGACGTGCAGGAACTGGTCAAGCACTATGCTGCCACGATGAGCCTGCCGGAGCTTGAGAACGTGATTACCTTCGCCGTGCCTTCGGCCCAGCAGCGGCCGGAGCCGACCGAGCGGATCAAGCCGGCGGAAACGACGCGGAACTATGTCCGGCGGAATGTTCCGACCGGGGGCACTCCGGAATCGCGGAGTTCGATCTTGCAGCAGTCGCTACTCGGCGGCGGGCAGACCACACCCCAACAACGGGCCAGTTTGATGGCGGGATGATGAACGAAAGAATCCAAAAACACAAGCAGCGACTTCGGAGCAGCCTGGGAGTCCCAATGATCGGTGGGGCAATCAGTCAATCAAGACCACTGCGGTCACTGGGACTCGGCTGCCACCGGACGCAGGTTGCGGAGTTCAACCAGTTCTATCGGGACAACCGCATTACCGGCGTTCACCATGACGCGGACGGCACCTGCGTGCTGGAGTCCCGGGAGGCCCGCAATGAGGTCTTGAAATTGCGGGGGTTGCGGGATAACGACGCCGGCTATGGCGATTGGTCCGGCAAGCATTGACACACGGGTTGGGCGACTGGCCGGTCGCAGCAGCCAAGGAACCGAGCGGTACGGCGCTTTGTGAAGCACGTACCGTTTTTTCTTTGGAGGCACAAAGAACCATGTCAGTAGCAGAATTGACCAAATCGGATGGCACCCTCGATTACGACGCCGCGAGCAAGGTGATTGACGCGGAGACCGGTGCGATTGAGCAAGAGGATCTCGCCGAACGTGAGGGGGCCGATACCGAGACCACGACCAAGCCCGCCGAAGAACCTTCCGGCAAGGGCAAAGAGGAATCCGCCGATACGGACATCGGCGATGACAACTGGGTTTCCCGTGAGGACATCCGGGAACTGATCGACTCGTTGGGGCTGTCCGAGGATGACGCCCGGGAGTTCAGCGGCCCCGAAGAGCTAGAACGGCACGCGCGGTTCGTGGACCGCCAGTTCATGCAGGAGGGGAAGCGGCTTGCCCAACAACTGAAGCCGGGCGAGGAGCAGGAAGCGGCCTTGGCTTCACAGGATGAAGCCCAACGGCGCATGGCGGCGCAGCAGCGGGCCTCCCAACAGCCCCGAGAGGGCGGGAAGTTCGCCAAGGCAGAGGAAGCGGGCGACGACGATCCTCCGTTGAATCCGGAATACTTCGATGAGGAGCTTGTCTCGAAGTTCAACCGGCAGGCGGAACGGATCAAGCGACTGGAGGAGCGGATCGCCCAGGCCGACGCGCAGCAACAGGAGGCGGCGTTTCATTCGATCGCCGATTCCCTGGGGTACGAGGACCTGTTTGGGAAAGGGTTGAACCGCAATTCCGACCAACAACAGAACCTTGCCAAGCTGCTTGAGGCAACCGATGTGCTGATTGCCGGCATGGCCTCGAAGGGGAAGGCGGCCTCGTTGTCGCCGGCCCTTGTGCGGCGGGCCTTGAATCAGGAGTTCGCCGATCTACTGTCAACCAAGAACCGCCGTTCTTACTCTGAGCGGATGCTGAAGCAGTCCGGCCGCAAGCTGGGCAGCGGGGGCCAACGGGTGGCCACGGGCGAACAGCGCCCGTGGAACGGACCGCCCGAGAAAGACCCCGCACTGCACCAGGCGTATCGCGAGATGGAGAAAGACGGCAACTGATAAGGAGTTAGCCGGATATGGCTTTGAACCTCGAACAAATCGACGATTTTGTTGAACTGACGCTGAATCGGTTCAAGAAGGACGAGTGGGTGGACATTTCCCTCCCGCTCCAACAGTACCACTTCGCTTCGCGGTGGTTTAAGAGCAAAAAGAAACCCGAGCGCGGCGGCCCGCTTCTGGAATGGAAGCTCCGTGTGCGCAACCAAGGGACCGCCAAGCACTCCGGCCTGTACGCCGTCGACGACACCAACCGGGTGAACGTCATGACCAAGGGCAAGCAGGAGTGGAGCAAGCAGACGGTCAACTACATTTACGACATCGACGAGGAGGCGTTCCAGAGCGGGCCGGAAACCATCATTCGCGAGATGCTGTTGAACGAGCAGGGGCTCTACAACGACTTCTTCGAGTTGATGGAAACGGCCATGTGGACGGCGCCGTCGTCTTCGTCGCTCGATCCCCGGCCGCCTTCGGGCATCCCCTTCTGGATTCAGAAGAACGCCACGCTGGGATTCAACGGCGGGGACCCGAGCGGGTTCTCGGACGGGGCTGCCCAGATTGCGACCGGGACGTATCCCCGATGGAAGAATTACACGGGCACCTACGTGCAGGTGAGCCGTGACGACCTGGTGGAGAAGGTGGTCAACGCTTGCGACTTCTGCTACTTCCAGGCGCCGAAGTCCTACCCGGAGATCGGCGGCGGGGAGTCGGACTGGGGCTTCTACACGGTCCATTCCGTGCTGGCCACCATGCGGCGGATGCTGCAAGCGGGGAACGACAACCTCGGTCCCGACGTGGCCCGCTGGGCGGGCCAGGTGATGATTAAGGGCAACCCGGTGACGTGGGTCCCGGCGCTGACCAACAGCGAATCGGACGCCTACGATTCGCAGGCCCCGTTCTACGGCTTGAACTGGAACAAGTTTGAATACTTCTTCAAGTCCGGCCGGAACATGGTCAAGCACCCGCCGAAGCAGGCGAGCAACCAGCATACCGTGCGCGAAAGGCACATGGACAACTGGGGCAACTTCGTGTGTTACGACCGGCGGCAAGGAGGGTTCGTCTTCTACGTCGCGTAAGCGGCTTCGGAGCGGTCCATTCAATCTGAAACCAAACAAGAGAGAAAATAGCAATGCAAATCTTGAACAAACGAGAGGATCAGCTTGCGAAGGGGCTGACCTACGACCTGTGGAAGAACTTCCCTGTCACGGAAGCCCTGATCCTTCGCGACCTCAACGCCGGCTTCGGGGTCTACCCGAACCTGGTGTCGTTCAACGTCGAGCAGGGCAACAACGACATCCTGGGACCGGACGGCCTTGCGATTCGCAAGGACACCGAAAACACGGTGTTGCAGTTGACCAAGGCGACCGGCGGGCAGGGCGGCGGCATCCGCCTGACCCAGCACGCCACGGACAACCACGAAACTTACCTTCAGTGGTGTGGTATGGGCGGCTCTCCGTTCACTATTTCCACCACGGCCAACCAGGATCGGGAGTTGATCTTCGAGGTCGCATTCCGTACGAACACCATCACGGACGACCGGATGGGCTTCTTCATCGGCCTGGCCGAAGAAGGGTTGGCGGCGGCCGACACAATGANTGACNCCGGCGGCGTGATGGCCGACAAGGACTTCATTGGCATTCAGCGGCAAGAGGGCGACGGGGAAAACCTCGACATCCTCTACCGCAAGGAGGGCCAGGACCAGCAGACCTTCAAGGCCGACTGGAAGACCATTGCGGTCAATACGTGGTACCACTACGGGATGCGGTGGAACCCGATCAACAAGACCATCGCGTTCTGGTTTGGGACGGGCGACCGCTCCACCACGCCAATGCGGCGGGACGGTGACAACGTGATGACGGCCACACAGGTCGCCGCCGCGACCTTCCCCAACGGAGAAGGGTTGGCTCCTTTCATTGGTGTGAAACAGGCCCATACAACCGCCTCGACCCTGGACATTCGTCTCTTGGCGTGTGCTCAGGCGGCGGTGCCGGCTGACTGAATTGCGTAGCCTGGCGGAGGCGGCCCGGGGG